TTCAGCGTTTCCCGAAAATCAGCACTTCGCGCCCGGATAGTCAGGCGGTCCGGTGCGCCAGTGTGTTCAATCTCGTCCACTGTGAATGCCCCTTTCGGGAAAAGCGGCTGCCCCTTCCAGCCCAGCGCCAGCGTAATAACCGCACCACGGCGCGGCAGCACGATTTTTCCGTCAGCGTCATCCAGCTCCAGATCAAGCTGGTCCGCTTCAAAGCCCCGGTTATCCGTCAGCGTCAAACTCATCAGGCGGTTATCCAGCACAGTGGTGATATCCCTGCCCTCAATACTGATGCTGAATGCGGGAGTTTTGTTGCCTTTGTTAAGCAGTTCAGAGCTGAAATTCACGACAGCAGCCCTCCCACCGTTTTACTGATATCGCTTACCGGCGCACCTGCTTTTTTGTCACCCTGTTGCCTTGCCGCCTGACCAGCCAGCAAGCGAAGTTCACGATAAGCCTGACGCCCCGGAATACCAAAGAAGCGGAATTGCTGAACACGATGCAGAGACGCCCAGGCATTCACGTATTCAGCGTTATCACGCAGAGATTTACCCGTTTCCTTGCTGATCTCGCCAGCCAGACCACGACCGTCAATGTTCTTACTGATATATTTCGCGATGTAGCTTGTCGGCGTTCCTTTGCGCGGGTTAATCAACTCAGACTTAAAGCGCGGCCCAGTGTTATTGCCCAGCTCCTCGCGGTCTTCACGGATGGCAAACTTACGCAGTAATGCAGTAATGGCACGGCGGTCTTTTTTGCGCATGAAACACAACAGGTGCCAGTGAACTGTGCCGTCATGATGCGGCTCAGCCACCCGCACGCCATACCAGCGCAACCCGGCTTTGTGCATCGCCTTACGAAATGCAGCAAACATGCCGACCAGATAATCGCTGCTTTGTCTTACCGTCGCGTTTGTCCAGGTCGGGTTTGGTCTGCCGTTATTTAGCGTGGAATGGAAACGCGACGGACAGGTGATAGTGTAGAAAACGGCGCAGTCACCGCGCATTTCCGCGATAAGCTCCAGACCTTTAACACAGGCCATCATCTCATTGCGGCGATGCGCAGGGTTGCTGCTGCTGGCGTTTACCACATCCTCCATGTCCAGCGTGTCGCCGTCTTCGTTCACCAGTTCATGAGAACGGAAAAACTCCAGCGACTTACGGCGCTGCTCACGTTTATGCATCACGGCTTCATAGCTGACATAAGGAGATGCTTTTTTGCTGACCAGGCAAACAGCGCGCAACTGCTCTTCCCGCCATTCGCAACGCATCTTCCATAATTTCCGATACCACCAGTCGCCGCACAACATACGCGCCAGCGAACCCGGAATGAGTTCATAGGGCACGGGTTTACGGCGGTTTCTTTTCCGACGGAGTTGCTCAAACGCAGGTGGGATGACATCCAGACGCAGGGTTTCCGCCGCCACCTTTTCCCATGTCTTGCGGATTTCTTCTGGCTTAACGTCATCGGTGGCATACAAATCGCCACAAGCTGCATCAAGGCACATGCTCATATGCGCAGCTACCAGGGTGGACAGGCGTTTCACATGATCCTGACTCATTTCAGGCAGAATCAGCAGGCCGTCCAGCCCTTCATGGCTTGCCATAAAGCGAAAAGAAGTGGATAGCTGACTCTCGCGTACATGCTCCAGTCGTTCCAGACATGGCTTAATCGTCTCACGCAAATAGCGGGAATAAGCCTTTGGCCTGCCCAGGCTGCTGAAGTATTCAATACGTTGCATCAGCGGCTTGCTGATATGGGAAGGCTGGGCGTTGACGTCCGCCAGAATGACCATATCCGGATTAAAACGCTGCTGCTCATGCGCCAGCTTTGCCCGACTAATGAGCTTATCCTGCTCCATTTCGCGCTGGACAGGATCACGGGATTCATTAAAGAAATAACGCTCCCAGACCTGATCACTCAGCGCCTCACGGCGCAGCTGTTCCTGCTCGTTATCGGCAGCGTACAGAGTGATCAGGTTTGAAAGCGCAGAAACCGGCGCAACTTCCGCCGGGTCCAGATAAGGGTTAATGGCCTTTTTCGGGCTGTTCCATGAGAATGCTGCGGCGATCTCGTTAAAGCCGCTGCAGTTGTTCATATCAGCATGGCTCATGCACGCACTCCGTACACGGCAGAACTATCCACGCCACACGAAGGATCAAATCCCACCCAGCAGCGCGGCCCGGAAACAGCGATGATTTCTGTTGCTGATTTACCCTCGCCAGCTGCCACACCGATGCTGCGTTTTACCTTGATATAGTGGTGAGTAAAATTGCGATACAGCGAACGAATCAGGGATGTGTCACTGTTAGAAACAATGACCGGATGTCCTTCAGATGATCGATGTTCAAGAACGGATGCCAGGTGATACTGGTCATCTTCAGTGAAACCATCAGTGTGATAGCCGGAAAACGTACCGTCATACGGCGGATCGCAATACACCACATCCCCCGCCTTCAACATCGCCAGCGTTTCATCAAAGCTGGTGCAGATAAACGTTGCCCGCTGGGCTTTTTCTGCAAATGCGCGAATTTCTTTTTCAGGGAAATACGGATTTTTATAATTACCGTAGGGAATGTTGAAATGCCCACTCTTGTTATAGCGACATAAACCACGGTAACCGTGACGATTGAGATACAGGAAATATACCGCTTTCATGAAATCAGTAATTTCAGTTGAGTAATTAAACTCCTGCCTTATGTTGTAATAAGCTACCTCCCTGTTTGCGATCTCAAATAAAACTCTGGCGCGAGATATAAACGATTCACAATCAGCGGCAACCTTTTTATAGAGGTTGATTAAATCAGGATTAATATCCGCAACCAGATAGCTGGGGTAATCCGTCTCCATCATCACAGCACAGGAACCCGCGAAAGGTTCAACCAGTCGCGGGCCAGCAGGAAGATGTTTTTTCAGTTCGGACATTATGGCAGTTTTATTTCCCGCCCATTTCAGGATGGTGCTCATACAGCACCTCCGTTGTAATGTTTGCCTTTCAGCTCTGCAATTTCCTGACAGGTAATGCAAAGCTGCACACCCGGAATGGCACGGCGGCGTGCTGGCGGAATTGGCGCTTCACACTCAATGCAAAGCACGCGGGACACGCCCGGCGTTTTGGCACGGGCAGCACGGATATGGCGTTGGCGTTCTTCTTCAACGCGCTGCTGTACGAGATCCATTGCATCAGCCATTAGTGAATCTCCTGCGCTTCGTTCTGGATTGCTTCAGCAGTCACACGAAGCAGTTCTGCCGCTTCGACGTGGGTTAGCTGGCGGGATGTGATATGACACGCCAGGCTATCAAGGCGAGCTGCCATTGCTTCAGCCCTTGCCCGGCGTTCTTCCAGACGAGCCTCTGTCAGTAAAATATTAAGCCCTGCGTCATCCGGTCCGGTTTTGGTCGTGAGGGTTTCAATATTACGCATAATCAATTCTCCTGAATTTAGATAAAGGGATACTGGCGGGTTTACGCCATTAATTTCATTAGTTGGTTAATTCGGCATGGTTAGCCGTCTGGGAAATAAGCTCACCACTGCACGAAAATGATTCATTGCTTTAATCAACTCCCGCTTTTCGTCAGTGGTCAGCTCATTAATGCTGATGCTATGACGTTCAGCTGGAATTTTTGCCATAAAGAATATGGCAGCCAGTGCCCGTTTATTTTGTTCGCTATTAATATCCCGTGGATCACGCATATCTTTAATAAACCGTTCAAGCTCTGACTCAATATTCAGACCAAAAACTTTCGCCCTTAACTCCGCAATATGATTAAGTCCATTCAGGCGTTCACCGGGTCTTAATGGAACAGTCGCCGCAGCGCCTTCAATAGCCATTGGTTCCCCCGTTTTTTCGTTGATAGTTCTGCCAGCAATTCATCTTGCGAACGGCACGGATGCCAGCGTTTACCATCCTCACCCATGATCCAGCCGTGACCGTAGTGCATTGCCGGACTTTGTTTTACCAGCAGCGATGCAAATGATGGTTCTTTCGTCAGCATAAGCACCTCACAGCAAACCGAATGAAGCACCGAGGCCAGTTACAGTATCAACTGCACTTGCCATCGCAGGATTAACCTGTAAACGGGCCTGCAATGAAACAGCAGCTAACGCCATCAGTCGTGTAACAGAGTTAATGCTGCTGATAGCATCACGACGACCTGCACTGGTTTTTACATCGCCAGATACCGCACCTGCAGCAACACGCCCGATCTCTGCGGTTGCACTCATGACGTAATGTGGCAGTTTCTCTTTTGCCACCTCATTAATCGGTACACATGGCAGGCAGTGAATCTGTGCCAGAAAACCGTCTACCAGCGTTGAATCTTCCGTCAGATCGGTAAGTAGCCAGATATCTGGCGCATTGAGCTGATGCGGTTGATCTGGGTTGAGTTTGTTTCGCAGAGTCTGGACATTCATTCCTGCACGTTCTGCCAGCTTCGCCATATTGTGACGAAGTGCAAAAGCTCTACAGGCTTCATCAAAATGCGGGTGTTTGGAAATCTTATAATCAAACATGCTACCCCCTTAGAAAGTTCTCATAATTGAACTTACTTACCAACAATGACGCGGAAGTTGGAATGACCGAGGGATTCACGGACCTGATCGGTTTTGTACATTAAATAACGCAGGCTTACGCGGCCTTTGTTTTTTTCTTTCTTGACCATGTATTTAGCAAGCTGACCATGGTGAATTTTTTGATACACGGAGCCGCGGGAGATACCTTCCCATTCCGCGAACTCTGCAGGCGTAGCCATCTCTTTTGGTACACGAATTGAAATATCAGTGCTCATAGTGCAGTATCTCCCGATTAAGGTTTGGTTTACGTCGTTTTATCTCGTTTTACTTGATTCAATATTTGATACATCGAGATACTACGATCCAATATTTGATACGTCAACAGGATTAAAAAATGATACAGGTAAAGGTTGGAGAGAATACAGGGGGAAGAGAGGCTATCCATAGACTAATGGCAGCCTATGATTTCAAGTCCAGACAGCAACTTTGCGATCACTTAGGCGCATCAAAAAGCACCATGGCAAACAGATACTTAAGAGATAGTTTTCCTGCAGAGTGGGTGATTCAGTGCGCCTTGGAAACAGGAGTTTCTTTACTGTGGCTAACCACCGGACAGGGGGAGCCAGGTCCAAACATTGAACCTAAAAAAAATATCAATTCCGTGAACTCCAGCAAGGTTGTACCTCTTTCTGAACTAGTATCTCCTGAAATTGACAAGGCGACTCTCAACGGTGGTTTATTGGTCGATGCTGGAAAAGCAATCATTGATAGCAGCATACTCCCCTCAGACTCAAGCAACCTACTGCTGGTGACTACTTCTGGTGATTCTTATTTAATAGATCGCAACCAAACACCACCAGTAAATGGTATGTGGTTAGTCGATATCGACGGGATAAAAAGCATCGTTAAATTGACTCGACTCCCGGGAAACAAATTAGTAGTGCATCAGGATGATTCATCGTTTGAGTGCGGTCTGGATGACATTGAGGTAGTAGGCCGCGCACTGAAAATCATTAAGAGCCTTTGATATGACCATCAGAAAACAGCCGAACGGAAAATGGTTGTGTGAGTGCTATCCCAATGGACGCAATGGCAAGCGCGTGCGTAAGCAATTTGCCACGAAAGGCGAAGCCATTGCGTTTGAAAGCTTCACAATGGAAGAAGTGAATAAAAAACCGTGGTTGGGTGAAAAGGATGATCGGCGACGCCTATCAGAATTAATTGAGCTTTGGTATTCCCTGTATGGTCAGACACTCGCAGACCCCAAGCGCCTCATGGCGAAACTTAGAATTATCTGTAATGGTCTAGGCGACCCCATCGCCTCTGAGCTGACAGCCGGAGACTTTACGAAATACCGCGAAGCACGGTTAAAAGGTGAAATACGAAATGAAGATGGCACGCTTATGTCGCCCGTTAAGCCCCGCACGGTAAACCTTGAACAGCGCAATCTATCATCGGTGTTCGGTACATTAAAAAAACTAGGACACTGGTCAGCACCAAACCCGCTGGCAGGACTTCCGACCTTCAAAATTGCCGAAGGTGAGCTGGCTTTTCTTTCCACGGACGAAATCAAGCGCCTGTTGGCGGCATGTGCTGAATCTCAAAGCCCTAGCTTACTAATGATTGCAAAAATATGCCTAGCTACTGGCGCACGGTGGAGTGAAGCAGAAAATCTGCAGGGCCATCAGTTATCCAAATACCGCATCACTTATACCAAGACGAAGGGCAAGAAAAACCGTACCGTGCCAATATCTCAGGATCTTTACAACGAACTCCCTAAAAACAGAGGAAGGCTATTCACCCCATGCAGAAAAGCCTTTGAACGGGCAGTAAAACGAGCTGGTATTGAACTGCCAGAGGGACAATGCACCCACGTTCTACGCCATACATTCGCCAGCCATTTCATGATGAACGGCGGAAACATACTGGTACTGCGCGATATTTTGGGCCATGCCGATATAAAAATGACGATGATTTACGCCCATTTTTCTCCAGACCATCTGGAAGATGCAGTAACGAAAAACCCTTTGAACTTTATATACTTGTCGAATAACATGTAACTTATAATGTAAGTACACAAAAGTGATCTTAATCTTAAATATGAAACCTAATTTAATTTCACGTAAACAGTACCAACACCTCAAAAATGAGTTAAATAGACTTGAGAGCTTACCATATAGACGAGGAAACAACCCAACCAACCTCAGAATATTAAAACTAAGAGAAGATCTAACAAACTCTCTTGTTGAATCCAGAAAAAGAAATTCAAAAAAAATTAATGGAGGAAATGTTAGCTGTATAATATGCAAGAAAAATTTCAAAAGTGCTCATGGCCTATATGAGCACTATCGCGCCAAGCATAGCAATATGATTGAACACCCTACCTCATTGTTTAATAAAGAAATAAATGGCAATACAACACTGCTTGAAAGCATTTCGCATCCTGTCACAAAAGGTATACCAATAGCAGAACACGATAAAAAAATATCATCCATTACGCTAAACAGGGAAACTAAATATTTCAATGTAGATGCGTATAATCTGGCATGCCTTTCATTAACAAAAAGTGAAGCAATAAAAATCGCTAAAGATGAATTATTATCAAGGCAGTTTCTTGGACAAAAAAACACTCTAGAACCTACTCTACCGCCAGTCATATTTATAAATCCCTCTGATACAATTAGTATACCAGTTGTCACAAAAGGCAATACTCATCTGCAAACAGTATTACAGCGTGACTCTGGCGAACAGGTTGACTTTAAAAAAAGGGTTCTAAAAAACTTCTCAAATGTATGCGCAATAACAGGTTACAACCTCCCAGTATTGCAGGCATGTCACCTTGAACCATTTTCTCAGACCCAAAACCATAGAACCAACAATGGAATACCTCTTGAACCTACCCTTCATGCCTTGCTTGACCGAGGTCTACTAGCCATACATCCAGATAATTTAACTATTCATTTTGCTATCGATTGCTATTACAAAAATATATATGAAGGAAAAAATATCAAACCTCATAAGATTGATTTAGATAAAAATTCACTGCTAATAATTTGGAAGAACTTTCTTTTGAATGTTAAAAACAGCCAACCGTAAGTTAGCCTAAAATTGGCGACAACTTGGCGGCAGAGCATTAAAAATGCGTAAAACGGATAAACACAGGATAATAGTAACACACTGTTTTTAAACGCAAACTACTGTTTTCATTGTATTAAAAATAGTATGTAGGAATTTCGGACGCGGGTTCAACTCCCGCCAGCTCCACCAATTTTTGATATATTGAAGTTCAGTGAAGTCTATCAAGCCCGCATGGAACCAGCCTTGCGGGCTTTTTTACGTCTATAGTAGTCTACCGAGAATTGCTAGAATCTACTCGTTATGGCACCCTTTTTGGGACCCAACACAAAGGGTCCAAAACATGAGGGTCCCAAACATGGCAAAAATCGCTAAGAAGCTCACTGACACTGAAATCAAAAGCACCAAACCTGCCGAGAAAGAGGTTAACCTTTTTGACGGCGATGGTTTGCTCCTGCGAATCGCCCCCTTAGCGAAGGGAGGAAAGAAAAATTGGTATTTCAGATATGCAGTGCCTGTGACCAAAAAGCGAACTAAGGTGAGCTTAGGAACCTATCCTCACCTTACACTTGCGAAGGCACGAGCTTTACGTGATGAGTACTTGTCGTTGCTTGCAAATGGTATAGACCCACAAGTTCATAACACCCACAAAGCCAATGCCCTTAAGGATGCAACGGAACATACATTTCAAGCAGTAGCCAAGAAGTGGCTTGATGAGAAAGTCAAAACGTCAGGCATCTCCCAGGATCATGCTAACGACATCTGGCGAAGCCTAGAGAGAAATATCTTTCCAACGTTGGGTGATACCCCCATTAAGGAGATTCGCCCTAAAATGCTTAAACAGCATTTAGACCCCATAGAAAAACGAGGTGTCCTTGAAACACTTCGCCGCGTCATATCCCGCCTGAATGAAATTTTCCGCTATGCAGCAACAGAAGAACTCATAGAATTCAATCCGGCTGACAACCTGGGGCAACGGTTCAGCAAGCCAAAAAAACAGAATATGCCAGCATTACCCCCTTCCGAACTCCCCCGCTTCCTGGTTGCTCTAAACAATGCTTCTATCCGTTTAGAAACAAGGCTACTGATTGAGTGGCAACTTCTCACATGGGTTCGCCCTGGTGAAGCTGTTCGCACAAGATGGTCAGATATTGATATAGAAACCAGCATGTGGAACATCCCGGCGGAGTTTATGAAAATGAAGAAGCCTCACAAAGTTCCACTGAGCAAAGAATCTTTGCGAGTCTTGGATTCAATGAAAGCCATCAGCGGGCATAGAGAGTGGGTTTTTCCCAGTATCAAAGCTCCACTCAATCACATGCATGAACAAACAGCTAATGCGGCTATAATCCGTATGGGCTTCGGAGGTGAGCTTGTAGCTCATGGTATGCGATCAATCGCTAGAACGGCGGCTGAGGAGTGTGGCAAGTTTAGAACTGATGTCTTAGAAGCCGCCCTTGCCCACTCGAAAAAAGATGAAATAATTGCAGCCTACAATCGTGCAGAGTATCTCACAGAACGTGTGGTTCTCATGCAATGGTGGAGTGACTATGTTTCGTCTCAAAAATACAAAGTTATTGCCGCATAACTCTTCCATGATGGGTTAACTATCTTGATTTATTTGAAGAATTAATGATCACACCATTAACCTATGTGGACTAAGCATAGCCATTTACAAATGGGTACCTTGAGGCCACATAACGAAAGCTGTCGGTCATATCAGCTAAATAATTCACATCTCTTCTCGATTATCATACACCTCGAAGAACTACCAAATTCGCTCTAATCAATGATAAAACAGTTGAATTCGGTTAAAATTTGATCAATTTTATCCTCTACATTGTATTGAATCATCCATGAGGTTTTGTGCATGGCTAGCGGAAATGAAAAAAATCATAGAGTTAGGGTCGCACAGTACTTGAGGATGTCTACCGACCATCAGCAATATTCTTTACATAATCAGTCTGAATATATCAAAGATTATGCTGAAAAGAACAATATGGAAATCGCTTATACCTACGATGATGCAGGTAAGAGCGGAGTCAGTATCGTAGGCAGGCATTCTTTGCAGCAGTTACTTAGCGATGTAGAACAAAAGAAAATAGATATACAGGCTGTATTATTTTATGATGTGAGCCGTTTTGGTCGTTTTCAAAATAGTGATGAAGCTGCATATTATTCCTTTCTATTTGAAAGAAATGGTGTAGATCTTATATATTGTTCCGAACCTATACCCACTAAAGATTTCCCTTTAGAGTCCTCTGTTATACTGAATATAAAAAGATCAAGTGCTGCATATCACAGCAGGAATCTATCTGAAAAGGTATTTATAGGGCAAGTAAATTTAATAAAGCTTGGTTATCATCAAGGCGGTATGGCTGGTTATGGGCTGAGACGTCTTTTAGTAGACGAAAATGGCATAGCTAAAGAAATATTGAATTTCCGCAAAAGAAAGAGTATTCAAACAGATAGGGTAATATTAATTCCGGGACCAAAAAATGAAATAAAAATTGTAAATAGAATCTATGATCTCTTTATAGATAGTAACGTCCCAGAATTCATTATTGCTGAGAGATTAAATGAACAGAGCATACCTGCAGAAAATGGAACATCATGGACTCGTGCAAAAATACATCAAATTTTGACAAATGAAAAATATATTGGAAACAACATATATAACAAAACCTCATCTAAACTAAAAAGTAGGCTTGTAAAAAACCCCAAACATGAATGGATTAGATGTGACAAGGCATATAAACCAATTATTTCAAAGAAAAAATATAATAAAGCTCAAGAAATAATTCAGCTCCGATCCATTCATTTGACTAATGAAGATCTATTAGAAAAGCTAAAAGAAAAATTAGAATCTAATGGAAAACTATCAGGCTTTATCATTGATGAAGATGATACAGGCCCTTCATCTTCTGTTTATAGAACCCGATTTGGTGGTCTTTTAAGAGCATATACTTTGATTGGTTATAAGCCAGAACATGATTACAGCTATCTCCAAATAAATGAAGCACTAAGATCATTTTACTCAGAGATAATTGAGGATTTTAAGGGCGAAATATTAAAAAGTAACTGTCATATAGACGAGTATAAATATTACCCAATGCTTTACATCAATGATGAGTTTTTAATTTCCGTCCTTGTTACTAAATGCATACATATGAAATCAGGTAAACTTAGATGGAAAGTCCGGTTTGATAACTCACAGAAAGCAGACATAACAATTGTTATACGAATGAATTCACAAAATATTTCACCTCTTGATTTTTATATCATACCAAAGATTGAAAACGAATATAGTAAAATGTGTATGTGGATTTGCCCCTATATTTCCAGACATCTGTTATCACTTAACCCATTACAAGCCCGCTGCCGC